TCATATAATTAATTGAACATATGGCATTGTCTCATAATCTTTTATCTTTTGTCATTCCACATTATGAGAAATATTCTATCTACCTGGTAAGCGATAGCTGGCCCAGGATCATACCAAAGCTATAGCCCTGGGATAACATAAGAGCTCATAAGAGAGCGTTTAGTTTTTATCCTGGCATTGCCCTGGGTTTACCGTGGGATGATCCCTAGAGATCCTATAGTGATCCCTGGCCCCACTATCTCCCTGTTTTCAAATAAATCAAAAGGGCCATTCTAGAAAAATTTCCCTTAACCTAATGGCCTGGCCTTAACCTAATGACACAAAAGTTAATTTAGGAATTTTAATTAGATATCTTATCTAGTAATAATCTATATATATCAAGGCTCTAGCCTTGGCCTATCCGCTGGCCCTCCCGTTTTCCCCCCTTGGCTGGCTATAGTACCCCCCCTAGGCCCTAATAAAATGAATTTCAAAAAAGAGTTAAAGCTGTTTGTCGTTGTTGTTGTTGTTGACTTTTCACGTGAGAGTGGTTTTCCCTGAGAAAACCAAAGTCAACTCTCCTCCCCTAAGTTAACCCACACTAACTTATAGTTTATCTATAAATTTAATTTCCATTTCACAATAGTACCCCCCTGGGGTGCCTTCAATTTCCCCCAAGGAGTCCGTATATGCCTTTAGAAACCGCTAGTTATATCCACCAGTTGGATGCAGCTAACCCATTGGGTTCTGACCCTATTGCTTCTGGTGATGACCATTTGCGTTTAGTTAAAGCTACAGTTAAAGCTACATTTCCTAATATCACTGGTCCTGTTACTGTTACTCAAGATGACATTAATAGTAAGGTGCCTAATGCTGCACAACAGTCTGATTTAACAACATTGACTAATAGTTTTAATTCTGCTGTATCTACTATTAATACCGCTTTAGATACTAAGGCTGCCAAGACTATTACTGTTAGCCCTGGTACTGGTTTGACTGGTGGTGGTGATTTAACTGCTAATAGAACTATTGCTTTAGCTAATACTTCTGTTACTCCAGGATCTTATGGTTCTGCTACTAAGTTAGCTAGAGTAACTGTAGATGCCCAGGGTCGTATCACAGAAGCTCAAGAGTTTAATCTACCTGCTCCTAGTGTATTAGCTCAGGGTAGCTACTCAACAAACACAACCTATTCAGTTGGGGTGTCTGGTAGTAATAGGCCAGTTCAGATTAGTATGCATCACTATGGTGTACAAGGTAGTACCCCTACTATTTCAGTACAATTCCAATGGGGTATTGGGGGGCTATCAGAGTCATTCTACAGTGTTCCATCTTGGGGGCCTAACTATGTGGTTGACCCTTCTGCTTCAATCCTAGTCTTTGTAACTCCTACAAATAATAATACTATTCAGTTTAGAGTCAACTCACAGAATTTGAGTAATGAGTCATTCTTTGTTTCTATTATTCAACTTTAAGGAAACATATGCCATTAGAATCTGCTTTATATATTTCAGACCTAAATACGTCTAACCCCTTGTCTACTGATACAGTATCACAGGCTGATGACCATTTACGTCTAATCAAGAAGGTCTTAAAAGAGACTTTCCCTAATTTAAACTCACCTGTAACAAGTACCCCATCTCAGTTAAATAGTCCTGTTCCTACAGGCCTAATTGCTATGTGGTCTGGTGTAACTTCTCCAGCTGGTTGGTATTTATGTGATGGTACAAACGATACCCCTGACTTGCGTGATCGATTCATTGTAGGGGCTGGCACATCTTATGCTATTGGTGCTACAGGTGGTGCGAATACTGTAACTCTTAATGAGACGCAGATCCCATCACATACACACAACATCTCTGCTACTTCTGGTGGAGCAGGTGCACATAACCACTCAGCGTCAGTGTCTGACCCAGGTCATAGACATATTTACTATGCAGGTAACGGTATAGGAGCCCCTGGCTATCCTACTGGCGAGGGTGATGCAAACAATAACATCCTATTTACACCTGAAACTGCCGCAGCAACCACAGGAATCTCTGTGTCTATTGGTGGTGTTGGCGACCACACCCATACTATTACAGCTTCAGCTACGACTACTGGTGGTGGTTTAGCTCATGAAAATAGACCCCCTTACTACGCATTAGCTTATATTATGAAGGCTTAAGATGGCTACACTCCCTATTCGACAATTAGGTGGGGTAGGGATTGTTACTGATGCTAACCCCTATGACCTTCCTATTAATGCTTTTAGTGACGGTAACAACGTAATCTTTGACGAAGACAGGATCTCTAGGGCACCTGTGTTTAAACAGTTGTATCAGGCTGTTAAGTCTGCAAAGACTTGGAATGATTTTAATCTAGAAACCTGGAACTCAACTACAGTAACTTATGAGGCAGCTGAGGGAAACAATACAGACTCATCTAGATATGTAGGTTCTGTGTCTGATCCAGCCACTGGTGAAACTGTTTTTGTCTGTGATAAGGACGGTACTGTACGTGGTTATCCAAGTGGTAACCTACAGTTACAAACCCCAGTTACTGGAACACTAATTACTAACGAAGAGCCTTGGGCGTCTACACAAGTAGCTGGTTTATCTGTCTTATCTCGTAAGAACACTAGACCATACGCTCGTAATCTAACTACTGATGTGGCGTATAAATATTTCAATACTGCCTCCTGGGCGGCTGATGAAACCTGTGCAGTCATGCGGTCATACAATGACTACCTTATTGCCCTTAACGTTACTAAGGGTGCTATCAATTATCCTACGATGGTTAAGTGGTCTGACCCTGTACAATATGGTCAGTCGGTAGAGTCTATTGATTGGGATGAGTCATCCACTACAAACAACGCTGGTGAAAACGTATTAGGGGAACTAAAGAACCCCCTTATTGACGGCCTAGCGTTAGGCACAGAGTTTGTATTATATTCTTCAGATCAAGTCTGGAAAATGGAGTACACTGGTTCTAGTTTTGTGTTCAACTTCCGTAGGCTATTTCCTACTGGAGGTATTCTAAACGTAAACTGTGTAGTCGAGGTTGAAGGTAAACATTATGTGTTTGGTTCTGATGACATCTATGTACACGATGGCTCTACTAAGAAGTCACTAGCTGACGGAAGAGTACGCAGGGCCATTTATAAGAATCTGGACATTAATAAGAAATCCCGTTGCTTTGTCTTACATGACTCAGTAGCTAACTTAATTTATTTTAGTTTCTATACCCGCCAGAACGAAGCAAACTTTGCTAATACTAAGTTCTGTAATAGATCTGCTGTATATAACTATAGATCTGATACTTGGTCTTTTATGGATTTACCGAATATAATCGGTGGTGCTGAAGCACAGGTAAATCTTAACAAGACTTTATATCCAGACGTTACAGATACATACGAAAACTACAACACTGACTATGTTTCTTTTGAGACATCAACACCTAAGATTCCTATTATGTTAGGAATTACGGATGTTACTAATGGTCTTACAGAGTCTAGGATATATGCTATCGATTTACCTACTGTAGGTGCGGTTAACTTACCAGCAGCATTAGAAACATTTAAACCATCATGGGTTGCTCGTGAAGGTATTGACTTAGATGAGCAACAAGCAGGTTTAAGAGGTTACAAACAAATTAGAAGCGTTGTGCCTCAGGCTCAATTTGAAGTTACCGATGGTCAGTTTTTATGGCAACTAGGTGCTACAGATTTACCTGGCGGTGCTATCGTATATTCAACAAATTATATGTATAGTCCTGACACCGAATACAAGATAGATACTAAAGTTTCTGGTCGATATTTAGCTTATAAGATAAGCACAAGCGATATTGAAAACTTCCGTATTTCTGGGTTTGATGCAGACATTATAGTTACAAGTAGGCGATAAAATGGCATATAAAATTCCACTACAGGTATATACTAGGAGCCCTCAGCCTTCCTTACCAGAGTCTCAATTGAAGTATCTTCAAGAAGAACTCAGGAAACTAGAGTCTATGCTTCAGACTGTGGTGGAGGCTTTATATGAGGCCGAAGCTAGAATCAAAGTATTGGAGGGACCATGATCTATGGTTCTCCTCTGATACCTGAAGTAGTACATGAGCACTATCTAAAGGTGTCTGTCTGTATTACTAATGATTATGTAATAAGGTTTGAACAGCATTTACAAGGTACTTTTGTCCATTGTGATGTGTTTAACTGGAATAAAAGTATAAAAGAGAAACTACAGGAGTCTTGGTGCTCTGTAGCAAACACACACGGTGGTCCGATCCATGCTTTGCACGATTTACATGACCAAAAACATCAAAAATTCTTAAAGTTGTTTGGTTTTAAGAGGTTAAAACACCTACCAAACTTTAAAGAAATATGGATATGGAGTAAAAATGGGTAAGTTTTTCAGTGATAAGGGTACATCTAGCCAGCAAAGTTCTGGTGATGCTATCTCCAACGCAGCGTGGGGGATTTCTAAACCACTTTATCAACAAGCAGTCACAGGTAGTGGCACAGCTTTAACAAATATTCTTAATACACCTGCTTATACAGGTCAAAGGGTTGCGGGTCTAAACCCGTATCAGACAGGCTCTGCGGACACCTTAGGAAACTTTGGGCAAAACACAGGTAACCTAGGCTACGCCAGTCTTGCAGCTGGTCTTCCTAACGTATTGGCAAGCGGAAATGCCGGCGCTAACGCACAAAACCTGTTTCAACAATACAGCGGTGACCCTACACAACAAATTTTAGGTACTGCGTCTTCTTACGCTAACAATCCGTATGTTGGCGGCATGATTGATGCTGCTACTAGAGATGTAAATCGTAATTTATTTGAACAACAGTTACCAGGCATTAATAGGTCTGCTTCAGGCTCTGGTAATATTAACTCATCTAGAGCTGGTGTAGAGTCTGCTATTGCAACACGTGGTGCTGCTGATCGGATGACTGACTTAGCTAGTACAATTCGTGGTGATTTGTTTAAAACAGGGCTATCTCAGGGTCAAAGCCAATATAACCAAAACTTGCAAAACCAGTTGAACGCTAATACACAGCTTCTACAAGGCGGGCAGTTCGGCCTTAATGCTATGGCGGGTGGTCAAGACTTTGCTAACACAGCTTTTGGTCAAGGTCAAACAGCTGGTGGTCTATATCAGACACAAAATCAAGCAGAGTTGGATGCTAATAAAGCACAGTTTGATGAAAGTCAAGCTAACACTCTTAACGCTCTTAAGACTATCTCTGGTGTTGCTGGTGTTGGTAGTACTTTTGATGGTGGCGCCTCTTCTAAATCAGGAACAGAGACATACAGACCATCAACAGCTTCTACTTTAGGTGGTATTGCTAAATCTTTCTTCTCAGATCCTAGAATGAAAGAAAACATTAAATATGTTGGCAAATCTCAAGGTGGTCATAACATTTATGATTACGAGTACAAGCCAGAGTTTAAAGATATTGCGGGTCATGGTACATTCCGTGGCGTTATGGCTGATGAAGTTGAAGCGGTCCTACCTAAAGCTATCTCTGTTGCCGCTAACGGCTACAAGATAGTTGATTACTCTATGGTGAACTAATATGGCTTCGATTTTTGATATACTATCTGGAATGTCTCAAGACACTAATCAAACACCAATTGATTGGAAAAGACGTGGAGCGCTTTCTTCTGTAAATACTGCTGATAGTTTAGCTCCTGGCGAAGAAATCATGCCTGACCAATCTTTAGCAACACCTGGATTTAATCCTAATGCTAATAGAAACCCTGGCATATTGAACCAACAACAGCCTGGTGTTTTAAACCAAGACGGTATGGGACCTAAGCCTGGTTTCTTTGATGGTTTTGGTAATAAATTTGCTAATGCTTTGTTAGCTGGAGGTTCTAAGAACCCTGGTGAAATGATTACTAAGCTACAGGCAGCTGATGCTGAGGCGGCTGGCAATGCTAAAGCAAAGATAACCCAAATTCCAGGAACTCCTTATTTCCAGAAGTCTTATTCTAATGGAAGAATGGAAGTTGTTGACAGCATGGGCAAACCTCTTACTAGCACTGATGGTACAGATCCTCTTAAAGCAGCCATGGATAAAGCTAAGGCTGATGAAGTTGCACTTTGGCAACGAAAAGAGCTATTCAAAGGTGATGTTGGTGTTACCTCTGATATTAAGAAGAAGGCTGGTGGTGAGCAGGTTAAGTCAGCTGGTGACACAGTTGCTACTCAAGATGCAGCAACAGAACTTAGAACTGTGGCTCAGGCTCTTGCGGAAACACCCAACGCTACAGGGCCTTGGATCGGGCTTTTACCTAAGACTGTTAGAAATATTGCTACACCTGAGGGTGCTGCTTTACAAGACAGAGCTGAAAAGGTTATTCAACAAAGTTTACGTGCGACTCTCGGTGCTCAGTTTACTGAGAAAGAGGGTAATAGATTCTTGGCTCGTGCTTACGATCCACAGCAATCTGAAGCTGAAAATGCTCGTAGGTTAACTCAAATGGCTCAAGAGCTTGAAAACCTTCAAAACAATAAAGAAGAAGCCCTTGCTTGGATGAAAGCAAAAGGAACATTAGACGGGTTCCCTGGTCTAACAGCTGCCCCTAAAGCGCCTGTTGCTGGTGGAATTGATTATTCCTTGGCGCCTCCTACATGGGGACCTATGAATACCAATGCTTACGAATATAGAATAGTTAACGGTGATCTACTAAGGAAACCAAAATAATGGCACAAAGGGAATCTGCTCCAGCACCGCTGGACGATAATACAAAGAAATTCTTAGATTTTTTAGGGAAAGCTGAAGGAGCAGATTACAACACGATTGTAGGTGGTAGTAAGTTTGAAGATTTTAATGCACACCCTAATGTGGTAGGCCTTCGTACTAAAGAGGGCCCGTCTACAGCTGCGGGTAAGTATCAGATAACAAATACCACTTATAAAGATGTTGCGTCTAAACTCGGCATTAATGATTTTAGCCCTGAAAGCCAAGATAAAATAGCTTTAGCATTAATTAAACGGAACGGTGCTCTAGAAGATGTTCAAAAAGGTGATTACAACGCTGCCATTGGTAAGCTTGGAAAAACCTGGGCTTCTTTACCTAGTAGTCCCTATAGTCAACCTAAGAGATCGCAAGGCTTTGTTGAAAAAGCTTTAGATTTAGTGGTCTCACCAGCGAACGCAAACAATATGGCAAAAGAAAATGGATGGGAGTCAGCCTCCACAGCCCCTGTAAGTGCGGATGCTGGTTGGGAAAGCGCAAAAGCTCAGGGAGACGGTTGGGAAAGCGCAAAAGCTCAAAAACCTAAAAAAGAAAAAGTACCTGAAAAGAGTCTACTTACAAAAATTGATGATATTGTTCGAGGTGCTGCTGATACTTTATCTTTTGGTTATGCTGATGAAATAGCGGCAAAACTAGATCAACTAACAGGCTTAAACACTGCTAATAATACCAAACAAGTTACTGCTCCAGGCCAAGACCCACAAAGCTATGATGCTATTCTTGCGGCTCAACGCCAAAGGGATAAAGAGGGTGGTGGTTATAGAACAATAGGTCAGGTTGGGGGAGCTTTAATCCCTTTTGGTGCAGTGACTACCAGTACAGCTGGGGCCTCTAGAGCTGCACGTGCTGGAGCAGGAGCCCTTACAGGCGCTGTTCAAGGTGGTCTATATGGTACTGGGTCTTCTGAGGGAGATTTAGAACAAAGATTAGCTGATGGTGTAAAAGGTGCTGTACTTGGTGGAACTACTGGGGGGATTCTCGGTGGTGTTTTACCAGCAACGGCTGCCCAAAAAGGAAATGAGTTTGTTCGTAAAGCAGGATCTGAAGCTGAGGCGTCAGTTAATGCTGAAATCATTAAAAGAGCTCAGGCTGAGTTTAATAACCCAGCTAGACTTGTAAACGGCAAGCTTCCTCCATTAGGCGCTAAAGAGCTAAATCAAAAGATTACTAATAGTTTCCTAAGAGAAGGTAAAGACATTGTAAGTCAGTTGCCTAAGAACGACCCTAATAAAAAAGAGCTTACTAAAGCTTTATCTAGGGGCATTAATAATACTCAAGATGAACTAGCGGCTCTTTCTAAAATTAAGGGTGGACAAGAAGTAGTTGATATTATCAATAAAGCTCAAAGAGCTGATAAACTAACTGCGGCTATGCCAGCTAACAATAACCTTTTAGTTAAGGGCGCCCGAGTAATCTCAGATTTTGCATTACCAGGTGTAGTTAGTAAACCTATTAACTATATTCTTAATAATAGAAAATCTAGAGAAGATGTAGGACAGCGGCTAATTGA